AAGTCTGGGAAGAAGTCTTCGGAGACTGGGGAAAGATATTTGCCAGAGAAAGCTATCAAGAGTCTATCATCTGCGGAGTATGCGGCAACGACAAAAGCAAAACGAAAAGGAACAAAAAAGGGCAAACAATTTGTGAAGCAACCGAAAGGGATTGCAAAAAAAACAGCTAAATATAGGAGATATACATAATGTACGGAATGAAAAAAACTAATATGAAAAAAAAACCAACTGCTATGAAGAAAAAATATAAAGGTTTTTCTAAATTACCAGAAGGTGTACAAAAAAAAATTAATAAAAAGCTAGCTAAGAAAGTATAATGAGAAAGGGTTTGTATGCTAACATCCATGCTAAAAGAAAGCGTGGGGGTAAAATGAAAAAAAAAGGTGCTAAAGGTGCACCAACTGCTGCAAACTTTAAAAGAGCAGCTATGACAGTAAGGAAAAAATAATGGCAAAAACACCAGCATGGCAAAGAAAAGAAGGTAAGAATCCTAAAGGTGGATTAAATGCTAAAGGCCGTGCATCCTATAATAAATCAACTGGGGGAAACTTAAAGGCTCCAAGTAAAAAAGTTGGTAACAAAAGGCGTGCTAGCTTCTGTGCGAGGATGAAAGGCATGAAGAAAAAACTTACATCTGCAAAGACAGCTAGAGATCCTAACAGTAGAATTAATAAGTCGTTAAGGGCTTGGAACTGTTAATATAAAATAAAAAAAAGGGGAGCCGTAAAGACCCCCCTCATCGCAGGCAACAATAAAGACACACAGAGATTACTCTGGGTGTCTTTTTTTTTGGTCTGATTGATACAGAGATCTATCACCCCATCTCTTCCTCCAAAGGTAGCTACTAAAATTAGAAGCATACCTTTCAAGAAATTCCATAATTACATTATGCCAAAATAATTTTCTACAGTGTTTGTATAATTTGTTTAACATCAGATTCTAATTTCTTACCTAAAGAGTTAGCATGGTTAATTATAGCGGCACAAAGATTAGCTTGATAAGGAAAACCTTTTAAGGCTTCTCTAATTTTACCTACAGGTTTACCTCCATAGTCAATTACTATAGAGTTCTTTTCATTAAGACCAATCTTTAATTCAAACAATAATCCTGTATATGGATCTAGATTATTTTTTGTTGCCATCCTTTCCTCCATCTGACTCTGCAAGATTAAGCGTAGTCATTATGTGCATTAACGCATATACTTCAGCATATGGTCTTGACATTAAATACTTCATTATGTCCTGCAATTGTTTTGCATCAATTAAATATTGTTTTGTTTTTGGTTCTTTCTCCATATTTCCCTCCTATTAAAATGGTATATCATCCTCTGTTGGATAATGTTTTTTTAGTGTTTCTAGTTTTTCTTCAGAGTTAGCTATTAACTCTAACTGTTTGTCAATCTCATGTATAAAATTTGGATGCTCTCCTATACCCACAGATTTATCCATGTATACATCGATTGTAGCTTTGGCTACCTTTATATCTGCCTCATACTTAGCTGTTAAGGCTTCTATAAACATATCTCTCATTATTGTACTCCTTTAAATTGGTAGTATTTATTTTCTACTAATTCTGTATCATCTAAATATGGATTAGATTTAGCTAGTGTAGATTCCCTAGCATCTCTTATAGTTTGATTTAAAGTTCTACCATCCTTTAAACAACCTTGTACAAATTCCTCTACTTCTAGTAGAGCCTGTTTAACTGCTGCCATTGCTGACCTCCTTTATTAATCTATTTAAATACCAACTAGCTTTTTGTAAATCTTCCAGTGGCTCTCCTTTAAATTTATAACGAGAAACATATTTTAATATATTACCTTTAAGATACCCATGAAACTCATCGCTAGTCATACAATCATTAATTACATCTATTGTTTCTTTTTTACCATGTAGATAATGTTGTGGTGCATTAACATTTTCATTTTCATATGTTTTATCTTCATCACGAATCCACATAGGTATTTTTTTATTTTCTTCCATACTTTCTCCTAATTGTATTATACTCTATCATTTCTAAATCGTATTCTCCTTTAGATACATTACGTTTAACTAC